CTGAACTATGGAAATTCATTTAATGTGCTTGAACAAGGCACCATGATGGCTCCCGGAGTCTTCTTCGATCAGATTCTAAATCTCGATATTCTAGCATCTAACATTCAGTTTGCTATCATGAACCTCCTAACTTCATCTCCAAAGATTCCTCAAACTGACGCAGGCCAGCAACTCTTGATACAAGCAGTCGAGTCCGCTCTTACACAATCTGCTAATACTGGATTTATTGCTTCGGGAGTTTGGAAAGGACAGAATATCCTCAACCAGATTACTCCTGGTATGGCTCTTCCAACTGGATTTGCAGTAGTGTCTCCTCTTTACAAGACTCTTACTTCTGCTCAAATTCAAGCTCGTCAGGCGCCTCCTATTTATGTGGCTCTTATCGAAGCGGGAGCTGTTCACTTCGTAACTATCGAAGTTCTCGTACAGATATAACCTATAAGTCTCAAGGGTCATATGCAACCTGAATATGAGTATACATACATATTTAGGTTGCATATGATTCCATGGGAATCCAGGATATCCTAGTGATGACCCTGGTGAATACTAATTATCATTTTACTGTTTGGTATTTGAAAGGATAACTCATGGCTACAACCTATGCCTTCAAGAGTGTTGTCGGGGCTTTCGCTGATCCTGACGTTGGAAGTTTCCCTTTTGCAGGACAAGAGGGGGTCAAGCACATTACGATTGGAAATGCTACAGATCGTACTGTGCATGATACAGCTGCTGATGGTACTGTCATGATATCTTATGTCTCAGGTGCTTCTGGTTACGCTGAAATTGAATGCCAGCAGAATAGCACCATTAATCAGTTCTTGATTAACTGGGCAAATGCTAAGTTTACAGAGAGTGAAAATGGTAGAGCAGCTAATTTTGCTGCTGCTGTTCTTAAGCTCATAGACCTTCTATCTGGGGCTAACCATACTCTTACAGGAGTGTCTCCTCTGAAGATTCCAGATAAAGCTTATGGTCCTTCAGGAGCTTCTGTTACTTGGCGATTAATGGCAGCTCAAGTTGTAACTCAGTAGTTTTAAAATCTTATATCAAGGAGAATCAAAGTGGAACCCCGAGTAAATCAAAAGGAAATTAAAGTAGGAGAACAATCTTACTCAGTTAAGAAGATGGACCCGCGGCTAGCTTGTTGGCTTTTCTCAGTTCTAGCAGGAAAAGCTCCCTCAGGGTCCTCTTTGCTGGCTGCCTTGGGAAATTGCTCCAAATCAGAGTTTGATGAAATTCAAGGTCATGCTCTTCGATTTGTGTTCCACTGTGATCTCCAAGATGGGGTGCTCTTAGAGATTCCTATTCTCGGTTCTAACGGAATGTGGGCTATCAAAGAACTTAATGACGATCCATCAAAGGTCTATAAGTTAACTACTGAGAGTATCATGTTCAACATAAATCCTTTTTTAGAAGGAAACAAGTCGACCGACCAACCCTTGAATCGCTAAATTCTTTCGGATGGGAACCGGCTTTTTATACTAGTCTAAGTCCAATACTCATGAGACCAGTAGAAGCTGGACTGTGGAAACTCCACGAAACATTCGATGGAACTTACACAGTGGATGACTTGTTCGACATTCTAGAAATGATGGACGTGAAGATGGAGAACGAAGCAAGAGCCGAAGAATATAGGAGAAGAAAAGAAAATGTCCGCTAACATTCTCGATTCCTATCTAGTAAAACTCGGTGCTATCGTAGATGGTAGTTCATGGCAGAAATTTTCTTACACCCTTAAAGATGCTGAGAAAAATGTCTTATCATTTGCCGGTGGTACCATGCTCAATTTTCTCAAAGTTGAGGCTACTATAGTAAGCGCTCTTTCTGCAGCTGGAATGGGAATCATAGCTCTAGCGGATAAAACCGCAATGGCTGATCAACAGTACAGACTCTTTGGTATGAGAATGTTAATGACCAAAGAGTCTGCTCGAGCTATGAAGATTGCTCAAGATGAACTTGGTGCCTCTCTCGATGAGATCGCTTACGATCCAGAACTTAATAAAAGATTTCAATATCTCTATGAGCAGAACATAAAGCTCGGTAGAGCTATGGGCGATGGATTTGATAGCATCATGCGTAGTATTAGAGATATTCGCATGGAGTACAAAAGATTTACTGCTGAACTCGAATTTCTTACTGGTGGAGTCGTAAGCAAACTCTTCGAAAAATTAGGGTTTGGCTCTGGAGATGTGCTCAATAAACTTAATAAACTTAATGATTGGTTCACAAAAAATCTTCCAGGTATATCAGATCAAGTAGCCGATAAGTTAATTCCAGTTTGGCAAGATTGGGTAGTAGTTGGTAAAGACCTTAAAAACACAGTTAAGGATGTCGCTGGAGAATTTCAGTTTCTAACCGGAGTAATTACTGGAGATGATTCACTTAAGACTAATACTCTAAATGTTAAAGATGCGACTAAAGCAGCTATAGATTGGCTAGACGTACTTGCTGAAATTGCTCTTACTCTTCAATTAGTTGCAAAAACAGGTACTCATGCTTTTGCGGCAGGAACTGAAGGATTAGCATCTTTAATGGCTAGACTTCATGGGAATACAAAAGAAGCAGATAGATTAAACTATCTTTCTCAAGAAGACATGAAAGCCGCTGTTAATAATGTTGGAGACTATTTTTCAGGTTATGGAGCCAACGGACTTAACAAGGATTTTAGTGGAATTAATGATTTCTTTAATAAACAAAATGAAAGAACCCAAGCAGAAAACACAACAAATCCAGACCTAGCTAATCTGATAAATCAAGCTGGTAAGAAATATAATATAGATCCTAATCTCCTATCTGCTCTTATTCACAAGGAAAGTAACTATAATACCGGTGCGATAAGCAATAAAGGAGCTAAAGGTTTGATGCAGATGACGTCAGGAACAGCTTCTCAGTATGGAGTTGATAATCCTTTCAATCCTGCTCAGTCTATAGAAGGTGGAACTCATTATCTTTCTGATTTACTTAATAAATATAATGGGAATGTTGAGAAGGCTTTAGCGGCTTACAATGCGGGTCCTGGGAATGTTGATAAGTATGGAGGTATTCCTCCGTATAAAGAAACTGAGGACTATGTAAGAACCATTCTGAGAGACTATAGTCGATATAGCAATGATGCCCATAGAGAAGGAGAAACTGTTCATATAGGAACTGTTCACATCCACGTTCCTCATGACATGCCATCTGATCAGTGGTCTCATTTTGTTAAAGAATCTATGACTGATTTTACAAAGACTAACAACGCTAAAACCATGGCACAAACTGCGGGAGGAGCGTTCTACTAATGGGATCAGGAATCGTTTTTCCGCTAGGCTCTATAGCAGTGGCTGAAACTGAAGCTATAATCATCTCCAGTGAGTACCGGAGTCCTCACGTGACTGTGTCTTCTCAGGGAGCCTGGACTCCTCCTCAGTATTCAAAACCTGCTTTAACTATTTTAACTGTTCCAGCAACTTCAAATACTGCTACTGGTCAGCCATCTACTCCAACAATAAACTATGTTTTTGATGCTGTTATGAGAATTAATCATAGTCGTTCACTAGTTAAAACCCAACATCCGGTTCTTACTGGAGCTAACATATCAGATCACGCTTTTGTGAAACCTAGTGTTGTGGTTTTAGAAATTGGAATGAGTGATGCTATGAGCTCATTTAGTGCTGGAGTTTGGGTTGGAGCAGCAACGAAGAGTGTTTCAGCTTGGCAAATTCTTAAGCAACTTCAAATAAGCAGAACTTCTCTAACTCTTACTACGAGATTAGATACGTATGCTAATATGTTGATTAAGAATCTTACTTCTCCAGATGATAATAAGACTCTTCACGGGTTGCGAGCTACTGTTACTTTGGAAGAAATTCTCTCGGGAAGTATATCTTCTATTCCTAATGTTAGTGCTAGACCTCAAACATCTGGTAGTTCTTCTGGTGGAACTATTCAGTCTGTTCCTCCAAATCAATCGCAGATTGAACAGAATGTCATACCATCTACGTTATGGCCTAACACTCCTTTATTTCCATCGGTACCAGGCGCTGGATTAGTCAGTAGCAACAGTCTGGGACAAGTCCCGACGGAGTAAGCCATGAGTTTACAGCTTATACCTCTTACTAATTCTCCAAATCAGCAATTCACAGTATTACTACAGGTTGATGGAACTCCATTAACTTTAAATTTAACCATTAAATTTAATGAGATGTCCGGATACTGGATACTTTCTATTTCAGATGTGAATAACAATCTATTAATAGATTCTGTTCCAATGATATGTGGTAGTTATCCGGCAGCTAATCTTCTTCAACAACAAAGATACTTGAATATTGGTAGTTGGTATGTAATCAACGTAGCTAATGGAACTCCAACTGGAGGTTCTGGAATAGGTTACGGTCAAGGTGGATATGGTCAAGGACCGTACGGTGGACAAACAGGTCAAGGTGGAGAAGACTATCCAGATGCGAGTAATTTAGGAACTGATTTCCAACTATGGGTGGATGATACTCCTAATGTTTAGATTAGGTTTTATATGCAAATAATGACTAAGTGTATTATTATCAATGATTTGCACATAATTCCTGACACAACCTGGATTAACTAGAGAATGACTCCATGAGCGCTCAATCGACTACACCATTCTTTGGAAGAGCATATTCACTAACTATTACTCCAAATCAAGGTCCATCAGCAGGAATTCCCATAGTTATTACGAGTGACTCTTTCGAGCCTAATGCCTTAAGGGTAACTTTTGATATAGTTCAATATGCCTTTTCAGCTTTTTGGGCAGCAGAAATTAGCATATGGAATGCTGACGGTCCTATTTCTACGGGTCCTTCAGCTGGAGTTGATTTATATCAAGCAATAATTCAAGAAGGAGACATCGTAACTTTAGCTGCTGGGTATCAAGCTGATTATCCTTATCCTTCCGTTCCTCCGGCTATTTTTACTGGTCCAGTATTCTATACTGTTCAGGATAGACTAGATGTCGTAGATAGAAGACTCACTATTCACTGTCTCTTGAATAGAGCATTAACCACTCAAAATTTTCTCAATGCTACTTTACCTGCTCTATCTACTCAGTTTACTCAAGCTCGGTTTATAGCTAGTCAAGCTCTTAATAAGATTGGATTGAATAGTTCTCAAGTTCAGTCAGTTATAAACTCAACTACTCCTCAAAGGGGAGCTAACCAATTACCTAGAGGAAAATCTTACTTCGGTAATCCTCATCCTTATCTTAATGCTTTAGCTGACCAGAATAACTTGCTATCATGGTTTGATAATAAAGGATGGAATGTAGATTCTCTACAACAACCCCTAGGAAATTTAGTAGCTACTTATGCTCCGATAGTTCCTCAAGGCGGACCTCCTGCTAAGGTCGGTGGAGTAACTCTGAGTCTCATAGGACAGCCTCAACAGACTCAACTAGGAGTAAACTTTAGAGTTCTATTGGACCCTAATGTTCAAATAACTGCACCACTTCCTCAAGTGGCTATTCAAAAACAGTTTATTAGACAAGCTCCTATTGCTTATCCACTACCTGTAGGGCAGGGACCACCGGTTCCTATAGTTGATAAATACGCAGTAGTTGGGATTCGATTTATTGGAGACACTAGAGGAAATACTTGGTACTCAGAAATTACTGGAATAGCTCAGATTCAACAAGCTATTCAACTTCTTGGCCAAAGTCTTCAAGCTGACGTTACGGGAAACTAAAAACATGTTATCTATTCAAGAGAGACTAGGACTACATACAGAGTCTATTGCTGGGGCTGCTTGGCAATGGGCTTGTATGTTACGGTGTGCGGTTCCTGGAATTGTGGTATCTTTCGATCCAGTTAAACAAACCTGTATAGTTCAACCAGCTATTCAGGAAATGGTTCTTCTACCACCTCCACCAACTCAACAGGTCACTAATCCTGGAAGTACTCAGAACATTCCAACATCAGTAACGATTGAGCCCATTCAAGATGTTCCCATCATGATGATGAGAGTTCCTGGTTGGTCGATGACTTTTCCAATCACTAAAGGAACAGTT